TAGTTAAAGTCTCTCCTGGAAAGATAACATTAGGATCATTTGAACGAAATCCTGACACAGCAGAAGTGGGTACGTTAAAACGCTTTGCTATTGCACTTACTGTATCTCCTGCTTGTACTGTGTGTTGTATTGCCATAATATTACTTAAAATTGATCTCTTCTAAATAGTTCATCTTGTAAATCCCCGTCAACTACATTAACTCGTTTAAACATACCACCACGTGTTTTGTATGTCTTATAATTAAACTGTTCGTCAAGATAGTTTTTAAATACGTTGTCTAATATTTGTGTAGCTCTGTCATGATGAAAATTAGCTACATCTTCTTTTTTCTCTCTTAGATTAGCGTAGTACAAAACTTCTTCTACAATAGCAGAATTACCCTCTTCATCCCCATTAGAGAAGATAGTTTGTGCTGTATCATCAGTAACATCTATAGGAACAGGTGCAATTTGAGCCCAAGCTGTTAGTGTGCCTGAAGCGTCAGTATTAGTATTAATAAATACAGTTCTACCAAAGTCAGAGAAGATTTTATCTGTACTTGATTCCTCATCTTCTTTAAATATCTGATAATCTTCAAAAGTAACTTTTTCAAAGCGTTTACCACCTATTTGTAGTATTCTTATAGCGTCAGCTTTGATTCCTTCAAAGTTCCACTCTTCATTTGCTGAAGTGTATGTAGTTTTTACTCTACCCTCTGAGAAAGGCCATTTTCTGTAAGATGTAGCCCAACGTTCTGCTTGTTGAATCCAATCATCTAAAATAGCATCAGTATAAAATGCAGAGGATGTTGCTATCCCTAGTTTTACTATTACGTCTGTTTTTATATCATTAAAATTTACTAACATATTATATTGAAGTTAAACTTACTTGATTCCATTGTGTATTAACTGTGTCATAAAAGTATGCTGATGTACTTCCACCTGCTCTTACTAATACTACTTGTTGTGAAAGTTTTTTAGGTGTATAAGTCGGTGCTTCTGTAAGAGTTTCTACAAACCCTTCTACATTTAAGATGTGATTCTCATTTGGAACTTCAGGAGCTGGACTATTTTGCAGGGGTTGAGTCATATTTTATTCTAAATAACTTATAAGCTAAGGTGTCTTGTGACGGTACTAATTTAAACTGAAAGAAGTCAACTGTTTCAGTATAATCAAACTCTGATTTTACTGCTTCTTGATTTACATAACTTCGGGTTTCTATAAAATTGTCTGTATCTTCTGTATCTCTTGAAGAGAGTGAGAAGCTTGTTGTTCCTGCTGAATTAGTAACATCATGTATGATATCAATACCATTCATTTGAGTTTTACTCTCAAAAGCGATTCTATTTGATAAGAATTGACCTGTTACACCTTGATTGTCATAATCTACTTCTTCTAAGTTACCAGCGGTGCCGTCTTCATACGCTATTAGAAGCACGTTGTCTCCTTTATAAGCAATATGATCTATATTACTTGAATTAGTAGCATTGTGATAAAGCTTCCAGAATACTCTACCTGCACCTAGATCTCCGTATGCTACACCATTTAATCCGTCTCTATACACTACTATATCTTCCATATTAGTGATGTTTTGACTATAGGTGGTTGTAGAAGTCTCTAGATTTTTAAGAAATTGCAAACCATTTCCGTCAAAGAAGCCGAAGTTTTTACCCCATGTTGTGAATACGGTTCCTGCTACTGTTCTTGTACCTTCTACTTGTGCTTCTATCTCTACTTCACGTGTCCAACCGTCTATTGAAGCTCCTCGTAGTGTTGGATCACAGTAATACACTTTCGCAGTTCCATTTCGTGTATGTCCGAAGTCTGCTGTACCACCTGTGAAAGCAAGGAGTGTAGTTCCATTAGGATGCTTTCTTAGAGAAGTGATATTTTGACCTGCAGGAAGCGTAAATGCTGTTCCTGAAGTTGTGCCGTCATAGAATAAGACTAAGTTTTTATCTCCTATAAATAATTCTTTCTCAACAACTTCTACAGGATGACGATAAGATGAGTCAAGACCACTCCACCAATCTTCTGTAATAGTTCCCATATCATTATCAAACTGACCTACTGTTGTCTTTGAAGTGAAATAGAAGTTTCCGTCTACGAATGGAATCATATCAGTAGTCCCTAACTGATATTCATAATTGGCTGCGGCCGCTTGTCGTTCTGTGAATGTAGCACCATTTAAAGTGTAAAAACCACCCTCGTCATCTACTAAATATCTGTCATTCCCTGTAACAGCAGGATCAACACATGAAGCTATTATAGTTCCTGAGAGTGTTGCACCACCCCTGTCTGTTGGTGCTTCTGCAAAGCTTACATGACCTCGTTTCAGCGTAAGATTTAAATGTCTACTAGACGGACTAAAACCACCGTCAGTTAAATAATCTTCTGAACTTTCTCCTCTTACTATATCACTTGGTTTTATATTGATTGTGGCCATATTTTTCTTCTTTGTCTGTGAAATGAACAGAAATTACTTTTTGTTTTCTCTGGAAGTTCTATTCCACATTGTTTACATGTTTTTGTTGTTCTTGTAGTTTTCATTAGTAGTCAAATTTATCTAAATCTACTTTAAAATATTTGCCTCTAAAGTAATACTTGTCTGCTTTAGTTAATTTAACTCTATTCCATCTTATTTCCCTAAACAAAGCATTGAATTGACGTCTAATACTCTCATCTTGAAGCAATACTCCGATAATTCTACGAAATAGACGCTGTCTTTCTTTCATATCACCTATTATTTCTGCATTTTCTAACCATGGGAGTGCTTTTATGAAGCATTTAGCAGGGTTGAAGAATGTTAGAAGAGGTAAATACGAAGCTAGCCATTGAAGTCTAAAGCGGTATGAATCATCTTCTTGTAAGATAAAAGTGATTAGATCACGTAATTCGTCATGTCCTTTTACTGATTTAGACCATGCTCTATGTATTTCTCTGACAGATTTAACCATTTTTTGTGGTGGTAATCTGTCATACTCAGTATCTTTCATTAGTTCATAGATATTTTCTAGCGGTTTACGAACATTAAATGGCTCATTTGTTTCTAAATTAGACCAATTATCGTTAAATATCTGATTCTTTACTTCATGTTTTAACTTAGAGAGTGACCCATACAAGAGCCAACCACGAGGAAAGCCAGGAAAAGTATATTTCTCTCCATCCATTTTCATGACAGTTACACCATCTATTTCAGTAACTTTTGCTTGAACGGCATTGGCGTGTTTCCAATATTTCACCATCTCCATTGAAGCAGGAGTCTTTTTCAAGATTTTAAAGAACAATCGTTTGAGTTTTATTATCATAAATAATTGGGTTGCTCATTCCCTGACGTGTGTGGAATATTCTCCGTCAGGTAAATATTCCACAGAACGAGCTATTAAACTAATAACCATTATCCCTTTGATTTAGAAAGTAGGGATCACACTTCCTTTACTAGAAACTACCGTATAGAATAGCACCAAGCTTCCTAGAGTAATCAGGTACTTTCGCTCCGTAGAGGAATAGTCCTTGATACTTCTTAGCAAACTGATTTTCAGCGTCCACAACACGTGACTCACTCCACTTATCTGCGAATGTGACGAAACCTATGTGGTTCGCTGGAATCTGATATCCACTTACTCCAGTAGTTAGAGCTAGATCTCCACCAAAACCTGCCGCAGTTCCACGACCTGTTCTTGTAGATACTCTTGCTCCCGCCGCTGAATGGATGTCAAATCCACCGAATCGCATGACACGACCATTAAGAACTGTACCAGAGAAGATCTCTGCAATTCCTGTTGGTTGTAGTTCAGATGCTTGACGAAGCATGGTGATTCCAGATGGTGGCACGGTGATCTTACGAGCTTCCATAGGAACCTCGTTTTCATCTAACACTTCTGCAAGAAGAGTAGTCTGATCGTAAATTGTTGAAGCTGTTACTGCTGTTGCAATAGCGGCCTGAATTTCCCAACCTAGACTTGCCATTGTTAGAAGTGATGCATTTCCGTCCCCATATTTAGGGAATGAGATTCCATCGCCTCCGAACAATCCACGAAGTGTGTGACCTTCCTCAAAGTCTGAACCACTTACTGCTTCATCCCACTCTGTAAGCGTTGCCGCTATAGAGCTTGTTACTCCTGATATTCTATACCATGGAGAAACGAATGCCGCTGTAGAAACAAGACGACAACCTTTATACAGGTCACTGCCTTCAAATCCAGTCATGTAAGTAAGACCATCTCTTGGGTTTTCCCAAGGAGATACTCCGCCTCCGTTTACTACGTTAGTTGAAATCGTAATCGTACCACCTGTTGCAGTAGTAGCGATAGATGCCATAGTTTGACCAGAACCTCTAACAAAGAGATCTGTACCAATCCAGTTACCTGCTTTAGCTTCTTCTGCGGTCTTATTCAATACATATGTATCAATTTCTCGCTCCAAAACTTTAGCAGAGTTTTCTAGAAGGTTCTCGGGGATATCTCCACCATATGTGAACAAGTCCTCAAGTCGGTCAAGAGAGAAGTTGTAGTATCGTCTTTTCTCAACAATAAGCTGATCTTCATGATCAACAATAGTTTCCGAATTCATATCGTTACCTACTGTATAATCAGAAAGAAGAATATCGTTAAGGAAAGAGAGGATATTTACTCTATCTCCTGGCTTTTTGATTTCGCCTTCATAGTTACGGTTTGCAATAGCGTCAACAACTGCGTTCTGGTATACTCTTTCAAGCACTTTAGAAGCAAATTGTTCACCAAAATTACTTAATGTAGCCATTATCTAAAATCGTTTGAAGTTCTTTCTGCGACCAATAGTCTATTTTTTGAATTTAATTTGACCTTTCTTCACCATCTCACGATACTTTTTACCGTCAGTTTTGCGAAGATTCTCAATATCCTCAACAGACATACCAGATGTTTGAGGAGCTTTATTACCACCTGTGACTTTCTCTAAACCTTTACGTTTAGTCTCTAATAGACCTTTGTCTACTAGGAAAGCTTTAGCGGCCGTTTCAAGCTTCATACCCTTATTTTCTGGATCCTCACGATACTTATCAAAATCGTCCCATGATTCTTCCAGTTGAGGGTATTTCTTAACCAACTTACTTTGTCCTAGCTCTGATTCAACATCAGAAAGTCTAGTTTTCAGTCCGCTAACCTCTTCATCTTCATTTTCAGAAGAACTTTCGTTACCTTGTAATTCTTCACGAAGAGTTTTATTCTCCGTTTCCGCTTTCTTAGCTCTCTCAAAATTTTGAGAACTAACATCAGCGTTCTTTTTGAGTTCATCAAGTTCAGCTTTTGAAATCTCCACCTTTTCAGGTGTTTCTTCAACAACTATCTCCTCTTTGTTCTCAACGACAACTTCAGATTTCTCTTCAGTTGACTCTTCGTCAGGGTTTTTTTGAGCTTCCTGTTGCTCTTCAATGTTTTTTGCCATTTTATGAGATGGTTACTCTAATAAAGTACGTGTGTAGGATGCACGCCCCCCGTAAGTTTACTTACTTTTAGCCCCATTTATTGGACTACCGAAAACATCATCAGATCCAGCGTTTGGTTCATGACCAACTTGTGTATCTGTGACTTTTCTTTCAGCTACTTTGTTTGGTTTTAGATTACCTGCAAAGTTAGCTCCTTTTATCTTGAAATCTTTTGATGTGTTTCCAAATGACATGATTTTATATTGTTAATTAATAAAAAGACGAGAACTCTTTACAGAATTCCCGCCTTTGTTTGGTTAGGGTATTTAATTATTTTCAGTGTAGTCTATTTCAGTAAATTTGTCAAGTATTCTATCAAACTTTCTCTTTCAGTCTGCGGTGCATTGATTACACCTCGTATTTTCTTATATATTGCGTGTTGTAATGTCAGTTTGGCTGTCTTATCATTAGACATATCTACATCACCAAATTGTGTCTCTATTGCTCCAATAGCTCCGTCACAGAACTCAGTTATATCCTTTATAGTAAGTTCTTCCTTATTCAATACTTTCTGCCAATTATCAAACTCAACTCTCTCATCTTCGGTAAGTTCTGTAACGTCTTTTATCCCTCTTTTTTTAAGTAATTTTGATAGTATATTCATAATTATCCACAATTAAGAGTTAGTAAATTAGGTGTCGGAGTTACTGCTACTTCACCGTGAGTTACAGTTAATTTAGGTTCTTGTGTACCATTATCAGCCGCTTTCCATCTTACAAGTATATATTGTCCGCTTCCTAACCCAGGGTCGCTATCTAAATAGTCATGTCCTTCCCACTGTCCAAGACGTGTTCTTCCTCCCGTGCCTTTTCCGATAAATCCTATACCTGTAGCATTAAACGGAAAAGGTGTATATGTACCAGTTGAAATACCTGATATATCTTCTCTATCACCACTATCAATCGCTTCCGTTGCACCTGCTTGGTCAAAATCACCAGTCGCAAGAGTGTTATCATTTGCAGGACTTGACTGTGTTATTGTCACGAAATCGTTACCGTCATTTGCAAAACTAGAATCAGCACTTGAAAAATCTAAACTAAGAGTAGCCGCACTAATTGTTTCTCCTGAACCTATTGCTGATGTATCAAAGAGAATAAAACCTCTTACAATAAGAATATTACTACCAATCATTTCAATCTCACCTCTTTCTACTGTACTACCAGTACTAGTTCCAGTTCCACTTGCCGCATCATGAACAGTTGACCAAGTTGAAGAACCAGGATTATTTAAAACTCTTCCATCAACAGGGTCATTTGCTCCTGTGGCAGGATAAAAATCAGTTATGGTATTTCCTATCTTACCTTTTTTAATTTTAGTATTTTCTTTTCCTACCAAAGTTACAGTGTGTGCAATAGAATCACGAGTAGCTTCTGCTAAATCTTCTTTTAGATTATCTACTACTGTTTCTCTACCTCTTTCATCTGTTTCAATTCTTGTAGTACCATCTAGCACTTGATAAAGTGGATTAATAATTCTAAATCTTTCTATCTCAACACTCCCATCTTCTCCAAAACCTAATTGTTTATTGCCTTTCCAAGCTTTTGCAAGAACTTGTACACCACCTTTAATAGCTTCTATGCTTTGAATATCAATTTTTATTCCGTACTTTTGACTGATGTATTCTCCACGAAAATCTATCTTAGCAATTTCTCGCCCTTTAATATTAGCTATTTCTTTAGCATCTTTGTTTTTTAATAGATTTTTAATCATTGTTAGACTTCTTTAGAGAATAGAGCTGTTACAGCATAGGTAGTGTTTGAATGGTCTGAAGCGTTATTATCTACCTGCCATGTAGCATCTGCGTGGTCTTGTGGAATTGTTGCTCCTCCTAATGCTAAACCTGCTGTTGAATCTGCTGGAACTCTCAATGTTCCTTGAACTGTACCTGATGTTGTCTGTGTAATATCAAGTGTAATTGCTACATCTGACTCGTTAGCCGCCATTAGATACACCAAGTCATGGAATACACCACTAGATCCTGCAAGTAATGTCTTTGGACCCTCACTATCTGCTGTAACATAAGCTGTTTGAAGCAGATCTCTTACTTGTACTGGTCTTACAACTTGTCGTCCTGTATCGTCATAAGTTGCTGAAACCATGTCACCTGCCCCTACTGCTGTTGGGTTTGCTGTTCTAGCAATACCACCTACTTTAACTGGATTAGAACCAACATCTGCTGTATCTGAAGGAATTGGACCCTCTACTGCTGTAGAAGTCAAGCCACCTGATACTGTTACAGATCCGTCTACTGTGATTGAGTTTCCACCATCTTGAATATTTACTGCTGAACCACCTGATGCGTTATCAACAGTTACATTGTGTCCATCTGCGAGCTGATTTGCTGAAGTTGCTAAACCTATTGAATTAGCTGTAACATCTACATCTTGTGTCCCACTTGGTGTGGATGTAACTGTACCTGTAACTGGTACAGGGTTTGAACCTGAATATTGAACACCTGTTGAATCCACTAGTGACGCCGCTATTGAATTTGTCACACCTGTAACCGTTGTGACTGTTGTGACTGTATCAATCGTTCCTGAATTAACTACTGTTGATAACTCTGTACCACTAACTTGATTAATATCTAAGTGTGCGGCCCTAAGTTCTGCATCTGTTAATCCTGAACCACCTGTTTCTACAGACACTCTCATTCGGTTATCTGCATTAAATACACTATCCACAGCCGTTGAACCAAATGCATCATATACATTTACAGAAGCAACTGAATCTGTTGCTTGTGTAACTCTCAATGTATCCGAGTTTACAACACCTGTGTCAGTTTCTGCTATAAGTGTTGCAGAGAGATTACCTGTAATCTTCAAAGCTCCCTCTACTTGATCTATAAGTGAAGATGCTGATGCTCTAATATCGCTAATCTTAACGATTTTAGAACCACCTGCACTTCCACCACCACTGATAGAAGTTATATTTTCTATTAAATTGACTGGATTTCCGTCTTTATCTCTAATCTGAACAGGTAACGGATTACCCAAATCTATACCCATGAGACTCACGAAACCTCTCACATTCATTTCATCGGGCATGATAACATCAGGCACTCTGATAGGTGGGACTGTTACGTGTGCCCTTGGTTCAGGCACTTTAATCTCTGGTATCTTTATTTCGGGAACTGTCACATGTGACGGTGCTCCCTCTACTGTGATTTGTGATAAAGCACTAAGTAGCTCTGTTTTATCTACATGTGCTGTCTCACGAATCTCTTTCAAGAATGGCTTAAACATTCTTGCCACTTCTGCGGCGACAGAAGATACAATATTTGAGCGGTCTCGCTTAAATTCATTGTTTATCATCTTCCCTCGTGCATTGTTGATAGCATTTTTTGCTATGTTTAAATCTTCGTTTGCCATATTACTTTTCTTATAATTAATTAATAATATCTAATAAACTTAATCATCTACTAATACAAGGTCAAAACCTGCTGAAACATCTAAATTATTTGCAGAACCATTTGCTTGCATCTTTAAGATACCTGGTCCTTCAAATTTCTTATAAGGATTAAACTGATGACCTTTCCCATCACTTGTTCCAGATGTGATTTTACCAATCGTGTGTTTAATCACAAATCCAAGTAATTCTGCATCTGGTTCGGGATTATAGAGTAACGACCCATCTATTGCCCCTGTAGCACCACCTGATTTATTAACAGAGTCATATAACTGTGTCATATAAGCAGATTGATTACTTGGTATTCCGTAAATAGCCATCTGTGTTTGACCTTGCTCTTCTTGTATTTGTGCTGTAACCGTATTGTCTGTTTCTGCTGTTGCGGTTATAGTTCCTACGTTTGGACCAGAAGCACCTTTTGTCAAAACTTTCATTCTATGAATAATTACATACTGATTTTCTGTTGTTACTGTTGAAACAGTACCACCCATTACTATAGTTTCACTTATTTCTTTAGTATTCCAATCTTTTAATCCATAAACTTGAATAGTGCGAGCCCCTGTTCCACCAGAAGTATCGTTTACAGACCGAGAATGAATTATGTGTGTTCTCGCTTGTGTTGGTGCAACCCATATAGGTTGAGAATCTGTTGAATTAGCCCCATCCCATATATCAGTATCAACACCATTATCTACATCTGTTGAGCGACCAAACTTATTAACACAAGATACTTTTGTTACATTACCTCTTGCCGCTTCTAGTGCAAAATCTTGTGCTTCTTTATCTACAATCGCTTGTAAAGAGGAACGATTACTTCCACCACTTGTACTATTTCCACCTAAACTCGCAGAATCACCTTTAGCATCAACAAGATGTACAGGTAGTGGTTTATCACCGCCTGTTACTTTCATCTCGTCAGGCATCACAACTTCAGGTACTTCAACAATGGGTGCATCTGCTTTTTCTACATTCACAGTCACCTCTGGTTTAGGAACTGTGATTTTAGGTACTTTCACTTCAGGTACTTTAATTTCTGGTATATCTACCGTAACCTTAGCTTCAGGTACCTTTATTTGCGGTATTTTGACTTCTGGTACGTTTATTTCAGGTATTTTGATGTCTGATACCGTAACGTTTACTTCGGGTGGTTTAACGTCAACTTTCGGAACGGGAAGCTTTAATGAGCTAAGTGCATTTTTAAAGCCACTCACTATCGTCTCTGCAACACCATCAAGCATGAAAGATAGTAAACCAGTCTTAATCTGGTCTTTCTCATCCATTTTCTTGTCACGAACCTTTTGCTTTAATTCGTTATTTATTCTGTTAAGGAACTCGTTTGCCATATCATGCCGCTAATTCGGTTAAACTATTCTGTATCTCACTAACAACACCTGTATCATCTGGCTGTTGCTGTGGACCTTCCCCTTGAGGTCCTAATATCTGTTGAACTGGCTGTCCTGTCTCTGCTTCCTCTACTTGTTTCAACTCTTCAGGTGACAAGTCTAAGACATCAAGCATACGTTTCTGTGCTATTTCTTTAAGTGCTTTATTGTCTGGGAACTGCTGAACAATAAAGGTGAACTTCTGAATCGTCTTAAATGATTCTTGTTCTTGCTCTGAAGATGAAATTATTTGTGGCTCATATCCGTCTTTACTCTCCCAATCTGAAGCATATATCTTTTTAGAATATAACTTACCACTTCTACCTACTTTGTATAAAGTAAGCACTTTTGGCTTATTAGCGTGCATTAACTTACCCCATTTCCACGCTACTTCATACCATGCCATTCTGTAGAACTTAGCCATTCCTACAGTTCTTTCTACTGATTTTCCTACAAGTATCTCAATCTCTCCTAGTGTTTGACTACCAGATTCCCCCTCCCCTTTCTCTATTGCTGTTGCACCTGTACCTCTTTCTACAATATTTGTAAGAGCTTGAATTGCAGGCATTGTGTCATCAAGACCAGATACTTCTACTGGCTTTATAACTTTATTGATATCTTCTCCTGGTGGAGCAGGAAGCATAACACCAGGTCCAGGTGTGTAAGTTTGAGGTGTATAGTTCTGATTTGGTAGAAACCAGTGCATTTGAAAGTTCTTCAGAGTTCTATTCTCTACAAGCTGACTAAACCACACATTCATCACTTTATTAGGTGTTCTAACAAGATCAGCTACAGAATCAGCATAAATATCGTTAGTCTCTGGATCTTCAGCCCATACTACGAAAGGCCAGAAATCAACACCTATTAAGTCAACAAGTAAGTCATCAGAGAGTAATACATGATCGTCAGCATAGACCATTACATGTCGCTCCCATTCTTTTTTTTCTTCATTCCATATATTTGTGTAGTGTTCTGACAGATTAACAATCACATCACCTGAAGCAAATAGTTCTTCGTCAGTGTTTGTCATAGCTCTATGACTCTCACCTGTTGCTTCTGTAGTTCCCATATCTCGCCATCTTGCTTGTCTTTCTCTCCATAAGATACGATTTTCATTGCTATTTACCATACCTGCTTCAGTAAGAGCCCATCTCTTTAGCTCATCTTTTCCCTCTTTTGTGTATCTATCGTCTACTAATATCTCTTCAATTCGTCTGAAGATGTTCTGATGAATCATAAATCTAGCAGTCTCAATATCGTTAGTATTCATCAATGGATCATAAACAATGTCATAAACATCCATGGTGTCTATATCAACACCATTCTCACCTATATTAAGCTTCTTAGTGCTTATTCCATAAAGTAAAACGTTCTTCTTGTCAAGTACATCTGTCAATTCAAGCTTATTCTCTCTAAAGTTAGCGTCCCACATCTCTTGATATAAGATCTCTTTATTCTCATCACCACCTTGTTCTTTCCACTCTACATTAGGTGCATCATCAATCTTAGACAAAAGAGTCTTAATTGTCTCTTTCATCAATGGGATATTCACAGGTTGACGTTGTGTCAATCTGTTTGTTTTTACTCTATTACGATACAATTCATAGTTTTCGTTCCATTGTCTATGTCGTCTATGTTGTAGATCATTAGCAGATGATTTCTCATCTCTAAGTTTCTGCATCATATCGTTTTCTTCTGTTGTTTCTTGTGGTGTAGGATTAGCCATATATATAAATAAAAGGCGAAGTTCAATGTGAACTCCGCCCATTTGTTAGGGTTAGGATATTATTAAATTAAGTGTACTACACACTAGGTTCTTTTGTCAAGAGCTTTGCTGGATTACCCACAACTGTTGTGCATCTTTCTACATCTTTTGTAACAACTGCACCTGCTCCTATGACACAACCCTCTT